CCTCTGGTTCTCATCCCGAAAGCGTCGTAAGAACAAGCCTAGCACCCCGAAGGAGCCAGTGACCAACGCCGCCACGACAATGCCCCACGCCTCAGTCATGGTAGAGTACCTCCATGGACATCACGATGACCGAAGAAGAGTTCCTAGACATCTACGCCACCTTCCGAGTTCATTACGAGGAGGGCCTCAGTGTTGACACCGACGATGGTGAGACCATACGGAACCTGATGATACTTGAGAATCGGGCATGGGATACGGTAGCGGCGGTTCACAAACGGCATTATAGCGACTCCCACTGATCTAACTGTTGAGTCTCCGCTAGGTGCTCGTGGAAAGTCTTTCCCATGTTTCTGTCACCCTTCAACCGCTTGTACGTGCCCCATACCTGCGCCTGAGCAACACTGGGGAGCACACCTTTCGCCGCTCCTATGTCTCTGTACATCCGCTGTAGGTTAGTGTACCTACGGTTGCGTGTGTCAATACCACGCTCTTCGCCAGAGATACTCCACCCGGTGGTGGCGTCGTGGGCGTGGCGATCTATGGTAACTACGTGGGGATCATCCGGTACTGAAATGTTAGCGTGAAAGTCCCTTGTCTTGGGACCTCCCTTGGAGACAGGTTGGCTAGGATCATCCAACCAATCTCGTGTCCTCTTCAATCTGACACCACTGCCTACACGGGGAGTTAGGTTCTCCCCTGTAGTGGCTATGTGATGAGCCTCTACTAGGTTCTCATCCCAGCCAGTCATAGGGCTTTGGATGGATATGATCCCAGCGCCTATGTGGACAGCCTCGTTCCGATTGGCTCCGGCTAACAGACCGATACGCCGAGCAGCCTCATGCGCCTTTGGGTACCATTCCTCCCCAGCACGTACCTCAGCGGGGGTGGACACGTCCATAATGTTAGAGAGGTTGCGCTCCATAACATTGAACTGCATCGTCTGAAGACGACGTTCTTGGGGCGTTCTCGCTGCTGATCCACCGGGGATTAGCCGATAGCGAAGTCGTTAGGGACATCGGTATCAGTCGCAACACCTTCCTCAAACCGGAGAGAGCCACGCTGGCCGGGGATGTCCGGGCCAAGGGTGCGCTCAAAGACGTTGCCCGCAACCTCAGGAAAGAGGGGTGCTGGTGCAACTGTTGGGTTCATTACGTTCGCCATGGAATCCTCCGAGGATTACGGGTAGGTACCTGTCCTCTATGATACCACTAAACAAAGAACGGATTCTCCGCTACCGAGACTGTGGGCATAACATCGTGAACCGTCATGGCGCAGGCCAAGGCCAGACTGTCAGGATAATCATCGAAAGCACCACGTTCGTCAGGTGCTTCAGCCAACAAATATGGCCCTCGGTTGATTCGTTCTAGGTCCAACATCTGTTGATTAAACTTCTTCCAGCGCTTAGTTCTCCTAGCCTTGGAGTGCCCCGGGATAATCAACTGGTTTCTCTGGATCAACTCCGTGAGGTGGACCCAACGCTCATTCTGTGCTTTGGCATCAGACGACATAGACAGAACTTCAATGTCTGGTAGCAATAGTTCCAAGCGCTCTGCTACAGCCCCGCCCACACCCTGTGCGTCGATCCCCACTCGCATTACTTCGTAGTTCCTTACGAAATCAACGATCTTAAAGTACTGAGACTCCCAGTCAGTGTCATGTAGTTCTAACCAGTTCAAGACACGGTGCTCAAAGAACCCCAGTCCATCGGGGTGATCCCAGTCCACCCACACCGCAGTCGCAACGGTAGAGTCATTAGTCCTAGCCACATCTATGCCCATGACAATGGATGTTCTCCACCACTCTGGCACCATTGGCATGGACGGATCGTACAGCCTGCTCAAGCGATCCTCAGTGACGAACATACCCTTCTCAAGCATCCAGTGGTTGAGATAGGACATCCGAAACTCATCAGAGTCCTCCCCGATACGCACCTTCTCCTTGCTGATGAAGCGTCCATAGTTCTCGTTGTACTTAGCAGCAGTACGCCAGTCGTACTCAAAGTGAGACTGCCTTTGCCCTCGTTTCTTGTTAATGTCACGACGTTTATTAAACTGAATCATCTTATAGAAGTACGACTTGTTACGAGTAGCCGTACCAGTTAGAGCAATAGTGCCGTTGTTGAACGCCAACATGGGCTTAATGGACTTGGTAACTACAAACTCGTCAGCCTCCTGAGCCTCATCCACAATGGCGAAGTGGTAGGTCTTGGACTCAATCTTGGCCTTGGGGTTACACGTCTGCATACGACAAAGCGATCCAGAGTTCTTAAGGGATACGATCTTGCCCTTACCTCGGGCCCCCCCGGACGCAGCCCTGTCGTCTATCTCAGGGTCCAGTAGAAACTCTAGGGCGTGGTCACTGGTCAACCTAGTAACTATTCTACTAAACACTGTGTCAGCCTGATCCTCGGTGGGGGCGAACACACCACACCACAAGCCCTTCACGAACTTACTAAGCCAGAGGGGGTACACCACTGCTAACTTGGGGAGAATCACCATCATAGAAGCAATGACGTTTGACAGTACCTCTGATTTACCACTCTGTCGGGTAGCGATTACTGTAAGTTCTTCGCCATCACCAATGACAATAGACTCAATCATACGATACGCAATAGGCACCTGATACGGAAAGAACTCAACATCGCAGAACTCCTCCGTAAAGATCACCAACTTCTTACATAGTTCGTCTACAAACTCAGCAGATGCCTCGTCCAGTTCAATCTCCAGATCAGCGATAGACTCAACATCCTCGTCTACCTCTGATTCTAGAAGGTCAGTGTTCACTCTTCCCTCTCCGACAACTCATCCCACATTGCGGCAAGCATGTCCAATCTGGTTGATACTTCGTCTGCCCCACGGGCGTGATGACGCCACTGATCGTATGCCTGACCCAAGTTCATAATCTCTATGTCCAACCAGTCCTTCAGTTCAGAGGTAGTCAACTTGGTGATCCGAGACGGTCGTTCCAAGGTGCGGACTGCGTGTTCCTGCTCTCCTTGCCAGAACTTCAGTGCCATGTGCCTATCTCCTCTGGTTTCCCCGGAAGTCGTCGGCCAACCAATGAATGTAGTAGACCTTCTTCCACCGTGTAGTGTTCCGATGGTTTACAAATACCTATTTGGACTGTTCGGTACGGGACCACAACCTGCATCCCACGCCCGGTCCTCCACGGGTAGTCTGTTTCCCTCATAAAAGACATCTGTAGACCGATCTTCTTGACGGTCGTCTGGCGTGTCAGCCAGTACACAGGTCCAACTCCCTGCACCAGATCCAGCGTATCCCGTAAAACTAGCCACCAACTAATAGTAGCACCCACCAGCCCTACCAATAACCACCACCCATGTAAGAATGGCAGTACAGGAAGTAGAAGCAGGCCGATAACTAGGGGGCTATACCCCAATACTTTACTTGTAATAGTCATACCAAGTGAAGATAATAATAATGGCGAGTAGGGACATGCACCCTAAAGAACCCCAGTACAGCATTTAGAAGTCCGTGAAGTATTGCATGTCTTTGTCCTTGGCCTCGTGGTAGCCGATACCGTTCAAGGTGGAGTTGATGAACTTGCCCTTTGACGTGCCGGGGGAATGGAAGTTCAAGTACGTGTGGTACGGCACATTTGGATACACGTACTCTCTCCTACGATTACCCTGCTTTATAAACCTAACGCACAGGTTGCCTACACCACTGTCGAACTCGTCCTCATTGTCAGGGACATACTTGTAGGCAGCAACACGAGTGCTGGCTGGGTACTCGACCTCAAACCGGGAGCCCTCCTTGCGCTCTGCGTCCAGAGATGTAGTGCTTCCCAGCGTGCCTGACTGGCCCGAACTCTGGTTGTCTGCCAGATCGTCAAGGGACTCTCTGGACCTATCCGGCTGCGGCCTCGGCATCGTCTGTGGGCTCCTCGTCCTGTGTCCCAGCCAGAGCGGTACGAAGTTCCGTCACCATCGCTGCCAGCACGACGTTCTCGCCCTGCAAAGCATTCAGACGGCTCTGAAGTTCGTTGATTACGGTCTGGGGGTTGAGTTGAATGTTGTCTGCGTCCACTGGTGCTCCTTGACCTGTACGGATTGATACCTCTCTAGTGTATCACCGAGAATGATACACTATTCATATGTACAATGATGCCCATACCTGTCCTCGGTGCTTAGGGGACATTCCCAGAATGGGGCATCGAGGTGCATACCCCGGGGCCCTATCCAGAACGGACAACGTAACCGAAATCTGCTCCAACTGTGGAACCATGGAGGCCATCTCACAGATGGGTGCAGTGATGCAGTCACAACACGAATGGCCGCTAGAGGGCGGGCCTACCCGAGACCTGCAAGACATACTTAATGACCCTGAGAACTTGGGATACGCCGACCCCGATGGGATGGATCTCCCCCCGTTTGAGCCCGGTGTGGATGACCTTGGAGATGGAAGGTTCCTGATTAGACGGGGTTATGAGGACCCTGATGCTGGACCTAGGATAAGCCGAGGTGGGGACCGTATCGCTGACGCCATCCGGCGGGGCTATTATGGGGACGACACCCACAGTGGTCTGGCCGGGGACGAGTGGACAGGCGATGATATGAACCCCGTTGGACCTGACTACTCACAGCCTGACCCCTTTGACACCTCAGACCCCGAACAGGCTGCCCAAGCCGAGAACATTGAAGAGGCGGAACAGTTGTTCTCCCGGTGGGATGAAGAGCGAGACCGCAATCGCAGAGGGCTCGATGGTAGGAGCAGAGAGAGTTAGACTAGATGCTAGAAGATTATGAACCCTGTAAAGACATGGGTAAAGACTGGTATGAACAACGAAT